GGACGAGGCAGATGGTATTAGGTTCGATGCACAGAACGGTCTAAAGGCATTCCTGGAGCAGTTCTCATCCAATTGCCGTTTCATCTTTACTGCTAATCTACGACACAAGCTAATTGAGCCTATTCAGAGCCGTTGTACTCATGTAGATTTTCGTATTGAATCCGAAGACAAGAAAACGTTGATGGCTTTGTTCTACAAGCGCATTCTTTCAATTCTTGACAACGAAGGCGTGAAGTACGATCAAAAGGCAGTGGCAAAGCTAATTGATAGAAACTTCCCGGATTTTCGACGTACGCTGAATGAACTACAGCGATATGGTGAGAGCGGTGAAATTGACACAGGAATTCTAATCAACAGAAGTACGGATGACATTGCTCGTCTTGTATCCCACGTCAAGGAAAAGAACTTCAAGGAAATCCGTAAGTGGATTGGCGAAAACGAAGACATTGAGGCATCCACTCTGTTTAGGCAGCTATATAATCTGTCGGAGACAAGTATGAAGAAGTCGAGCGTGCCTCAGTTGATTCACATTCTAGCGGACTATCAATACAAATCCGCATTCGTTGTTGACCAACAGATCAACACTGCGGCATGTATGTTGGAAATCATGGCTAACTGTGAGTGGGAATGATGGAGTACGTTATTCACTTCTGTTTTTTCTTCTTCGGCTTTTGTATTGGTAGTTGGTTAACTGCAGCGATGATTGCCAGCAAGATCAAAGAGCATGACAAAGCACTTAACGGTACACCGATCGCCACGCGGGCAATCTATGTAGAAGAACACCAAAACAATCTGTTTGCTTACGACAAAAATACACATCAGTTTCTTTGTTCGTTTACTTCGTACAATGACCTATATCATAAGCTCCTTGGCATTGATGCAAACGTGGAATGGACATTCAACGAAGCAAGTCGGTTGCTGGTAAACAAATACAAGGAGAAGAACAATGGCGCAAACGTCATTTTTTGACTGGCTGAACAGTATCAATCTAAAGACCGAGATGGACAGTGAGCTCATTGAAAAGGAGTACAACCCCTTCATGGTCAACCGAGGACTGTCCTACTTTAGCGACACGGTTCATTGGGCTAACGAGATGAACCAGCGCTCGTTCCTTGACAAGGACTTACAATATAAGTTTCTACTAAATACAGTGAAGAAGGGGAAGCGTTTTGGTAAGTGGGCTAAAGCAGAGAAAGACGAAACAATTGACATGCTCATTGAGTTCTATCAAGTAAACAGGCAACGGGCACAGGAAATTTCACGTTTACTAAATACCAAACAGCTTCAACTTATAAAAGAAAAGATGTATAAAGGTGGAAGATAATGGTATTTCCTGAACAAGCTAGAGCAGTAGATTTATTGTATGAATGGTCTCCGGAGAAGATGGTCGAGGTGTTGCTGGACAAGCCCGACGACTTTCTGAAGGTACGCGAGACACTGACCAGAATGGGCATCGCAAGTAAGCGACCCGATCTTGATGGCAAGCAAGTTTTGACACAGAGCTGTCATCTGCTGCACAAGAAGGGCAAGTATTACATCATGCACTTCAAGGAACTTTTCTGCCTTGATGGTCGCGAATCTGATCTTACTGTATCCGATGTTGAGCGTCGCAATCTTATTATCGGTCTGCTACAAGAGTGGGGATTGGTAAAGGTTATCAACGTGCAGCTAATATCGTTCAAGGCACCCATGTCGTCCATTAGAGTAATCTCACATAAAGAAAAGAACGGCTGGAAACTAACGAGCAAGTACACCGTTGGAATCAAGAAATAAATAGTAAAAGAATTTTACGGTTCCTCTACCTTAGGGACGTATATGCCGGCACAACGATATGGTGCCCCTGTATTCGGTAAGCAGGATTAACGCTGTGCCATCCGGGCAGCAAATTTTTAACTCGCTTCATAAAGGAGAAACTTATGACACATCTTTCTGTATTTGGTCCAGGCTTCAAGGACTTCGATAAGTATTTCGTTGGCTTTGAAGATCAACTCAGCAAACTTGCTAAGGTGCATGATGACCTTACCAAGAACATTCCCAATTATCCCCCATACAACATCAAGAAGACTGGTGACAACACCTACGCCATTGAACTTGCTGTGGCTGGGTTTGGTAAGCAGGACATTGAGATTGAACTGGCTGAAGGCAAGTTGATTGTCAAGGGTAGTCTAACAGACTCAACAGATGACAATTTTGTATTCAAGGGCATCGCTAATCGTGCGTTCACTCGCGCTTTTGCACTAGATGATCAGATTGAAGTTCAAGATGCTGAGATGATCAACGGCATGCTTCGCATCTTCCTTGAGCGCATCATCCCTGAACATAAAAAGCCAAAAAGGATTGAAGTAAAGGACAAAGCCGAGAAGCCAAAGTCCAAAGCTCAACTACTAGCAGAGTGAATCATGATCGATAAACTAAAGAGAATGTTTTCTGCTGTAATCGACGGCATCATCGAAACCAAGGCTTTCAAGGCTCAAAATTACGTGGACAGTTATCTAGCAAGCGCTACTGACATTCGCGATCTTGAGCAGAGAATGAGAGATCTTCAGTCTCGTGGCATCGTATAACGTAAACCCACAGTAACTCATAAATAATTTGAGTTACTAAAGAGGGATTACATATGCTAAGAGGTCGAAGAGTTGGTAAGGTAATCAAAATTACTACATTTCAAACAGTAAGAAGGGGTAATTGGTTACTCCGTTTTTCAATAACTGATATGGATAGTATCATGTTATTGTGTTCTTCGACAACTAATATTGAAAATACTTTTATAAAGTTTTTCAATACTGAAGAAGAAGCAGTTAGTTTCGTTGATTTTCTAGTTACTCAGGAACAGTATGAAATAGGTGATACTGAGTAATATAGTAGAGTAACAAACAAAGCCCGACCAAAAGAGTCGGGCTTTTTCATGGCTTGAAATTTAATAGTGTGCGTGCTATACTGGTAACAAGTTAGAAAGGAATGTGAAATGTCCCAAGTGAAACAAGATAACCAAAATGCTCTTGCTGATGTTCTTCGTGCGTTCAGCGAGGCAGCCAAGATGAACTACGGTACGCACGCCTTTGAAGCAGGCTACCTGCAGAGCACTCTTGTTAGCATCCTGCCTCTGTTGCCCAAGCGAGCACAGAAGGTTTTGATCGAAGACATGATCCGTGCTGCACAAAAGCAATCTGCGTTTGCTTTTCAAAAGCAATCGGATCAAATCATCGCCAAGATGAGTAAAAAGGCTTGAAATTTATTCCGGGATCCGTTATACTGGTAACAAGTTAGAAAGGTACACGAAATGTCCAAGTTGCTGATTTCCACTCAAGTTTACGAAAATTACGCCTGGGGCGAAGATGGTACTCTGGGTACCGGTGCCGATGCGTACTGGAAGGCAAAGGGCGGCAACGACTACGTTGTCAAGAATGTTGACGAGTGTGACATGGTTGACATCATCGTGGACCGCGTTCGTGGCAAAATTGAGTGCGATAATGACGCCTTCCGGGAATACGTTATCGGCTGGAAGGTGGTTGCTGATGACTACCTGACATCGTTTGAGCGAGACCAGCTCGAGTACGACGGCAAGATTACGTATCCCGCTCAAGAAGTTAATGTATAATTTTGGAGAAGTAAATGCGTAAGTTGGCTACTATTCGTAAGATTGATGAAATTCGCCCAATCGAGGGTGCGGATGCTATTGAGTGCGCCGTAATCGGTGGATGGACTGTGGTTGTGAAGCGCGGCGAGTTCAGCGCGGGCGATCTTGCTGTGTACTTGGAAATTGACAGTTTCGTTCCAACTGAACTGGCACCGTTCTTGACCAAGCCGGGTCACTTTCCCAAGGAATACAACGGTGTCAAGGGTGAGCGTCTTCGTACGGTGAAGTTGCGTGGGCAGGTCAGTCAAGGTCTGCTGCTTCCACTACATAACGATCCGTCCGGGACGTATGTTCATAAGTTTGATCCCCTTGGGTCAGGCGAAGAGTTTACTATGGATGTCGAAGAAGGTACCGACGTTACCGAATTCTTTGGTATTCAAAAGTGGGAAGCACCTATCCCGGCTCAACTGGCGGGTCAAGTCCGCGGTAACTTCCCGGGGTTCATTCCCAAGACCGATCAGGAACGCATTCAGAATCTGACTAAGGAACTGGAACATTGGAACAGTGACCCACAGTTCACTTGGGAAGTCACTGAGAAGCTAGACGGCAGCTCTATGACTGTGTACGTGCGTGATGATGACGAAGGTGTTTGCTCTCGCAATCTGGACCTGAAGCGCGACGAAGCCAACACTTTCTGGATGGTCGCTATTCGTGAACAATTGATTGAGAAGATTCGTCAAACTGGTCGTAACCTGGCTCTGCAGGGCGAACTGATTGGCGAAGGGATTCAAAAGAATCCGTATGGTATCAAGGGTCAAGACTTTCGTTTGTTCGACATCTATGACATTGATCGTGGTGACTACATGACTCCCCTGGAGCGTCGAGTGTTTGTTGCAACTCATGGCATTAAGCATGTTCCTGTTATCGCCACTGAGGAGGTAATCGAATATGGTGTTGCGGGTCTTCTAACAATGGCAGAAGGCAAGAGTGTGTTGAGCAATGCCGAGCGTGAAGGGTTTGTATTCAAGTGCAACGTTTTCGGTGGTCCTACGTTCAAGGCAATTAGCAACAAATTTTTGATGAAGGGCGGAGATTAAAATGAAGACATGGATTACAAGTGACCTGCATTTTGGTCACGGAAACATCCTGAAGTTCAATCCTGCTACGCGCAAGTTTCGGGATGTTGAACACATGAACTCAGAAATGATCCGAATGTGGAACGAGTTTGTTGAGCCCAACGATTACGTATACATCCTTGGTGATGTTGCTTTCTGTAATGCCGCCAAGGCGGCAAACATTATGCGTAGCCTGAACGGTATGAAAATTCTGGTGCGTGGTAATCATGACTCCAAGTTGATTTCTAATCTAGAATTTAATGGATGCTTTCATAGCATTCACGATTACCTGACTATCAATTGGAACGGAACTCGGGTAAGTATGTTTCATTACCCAATTCATGAGTGGGATCAATGTCACCGTGGCGCTGTACACTTTCACGGACACGTTCATGGCAGGCCGACTGGTCTTGAGCGGTATCGTGTTCGTGATGTTGGAATGGACGCTACTGGTTGCGTAGTAACGCTAATGGACGTTATGGTAAAAGATGCACTGCGTGGTGAAATTAAGACGCATGGCACTTCTACTATGTGATGAAAATATGAACAAGGAAGATTTGAAGCAATTTGTTGAGAGCAATCCCAAGTTGGTTACCATGCGCGAGTGTGGTGGTTATCCTGGGCTGTATGTTCTCAAGTATTCAAAGAAGGTGTTCTATGATAACCTGTGGAATGAGTACCTAGAAGAATGTCGAGGAACTATCGTTGATAGCGATTTCAACGTAGTTTCTCGTCCTTTTACCAAGGTGTACAACTATGGCATCGAATCTAAGGCCCCTGTGTTGGGTGCGAACACTCTTGTTACCGCATATCGCAAGGTGAACGGTTTCATGGTGGCTATGACTTGTTATAATGGTGATATTCTAGTGTCCACCACTGGGTCTACCGATAGCGAGTATGTTGCCATGGCGAAGGAAATGATGCTAAAGCATCAGTGCTGGGAGGATTGGCGATTCGCGGTTTATGATGCTGAAGGAATGACTTTGCTGTTTGAGTGTGTTCATCCGAACGATCCTCATATTGTCGTGGAAAAGCCGGGCATGTACTTCCTGGGCTGGCGTGAAAATCGCTGGGATAGTGCTGTTCATGGCTGGAGCTGCTCGGAGGTATGGCGCGAGTACGCATCTAATGGTTTTTCTTGTCACTCAGTTGAGTCATATCATGTGACTTTGCAGGAGTTGCAGGAAATGACCAAGCAGTGCCGTCACGAAGGATTCGTGTTTTACACTCAATCCAATGCAAGTGCAAAGATCAAGAGCCCTTACTACTTGACTTCTAAGTGGGTGGCTCGTAATCCTCGCACTGACAAGCTGGTGGACATGAAGAACGATATCAAGAAGAACTTAGACGAAGAATACTATCCTTTGGTTGACGCAATACGTGCTAATATAGTAAACTATACAAGCATGGATGAACAACAACGATTGGCGTGGGTTCGCAATTTCGTGGATAAAGTAGAGTAAAAGTTAAAACGGTTTCCTTTGAAAGGTAGTAAATAATGAAAGTAGTAATAAATGCTTGCCATGGCGGTTTTGGTCTAAGCCAAAAGGCAATGCAACGATATGCTGAGCTGAAAGGCTTTAAGTTGATTACGGAAGACAGGGGACTATATTCTATATACTATGCAGATAGCGTGAGTGATGATAATCTGATTTGTGATAGTGATATTCCTCGTAATGATCCCGATTTGGTTCAAGTAGTAGAGGAACTTGGAACAGCAGCTAACAGTTGGTCAGCCAATCTAGGGATTGTTGAAATTCCCGAAGGTATATCTTGGGATATTGAAGAATATGATGGTTTTGAATGGGTTGCCGAGTCCCACCGTACTTGGCGTTAAGGAGATATAAAATGGGTTTGTATAAAGTTACTACATTGGTTCAGTACAAGCATGTTTACTTTGTTGAGGGTAAATGCCTTGAACATGCACTTGACGAGGTCTCTATGCGAGAGTCAGGAAATGATGATGACTATTTCGAGGAGTCCGGACAACAATACCTTGGTGAGGTAATTGTTGATGGCGAAGAGGTTACTATGCGAGATTTTGAGAAGTTTCTCACAAAAGCAGAAAACGGTGAGGTGTCATCATCACATTGGATGGGCGATAAGTTGATTCATAAAATGCGGTATGAAGAAGACGAACAAACACCCGACACTATCACAGTGAGTGTGTATGATGAATCATATGTAGACGATACAAATATGAATACACCATCTCCCGGTCACGAAGCGTTCAAGCAGATGGGCACTAGTTTGATTCTTGGTAAACCCAGCATTGGTCTTCCGGGAGATCTTGAAAAGGTTCGTTACGGTAGGTGGAACCCGCATCTTCGGGGCTATTGATGAAGTACGATAATTTTTGTCTCGATGTTGAGACAACTGATATCGACTCGTCAGCCATCGTACTGTCTGCTGCTATTGTTGGTTTCAATCTAAATGAGGACTTTACGTATGAGGATCTTGTTGATCGAACCCTCTATGTAAAGTTCATTGCAAAGGAACAAAAGGCTGCGGGTAGAACTGCATCCCGGGATACATTGGAGTGGTGGGATAAACAGGGAGATGAAATCAAGCGCATGTGCTTCCTTCCTTCTAAAAAGGATGTGAGTGCATTAGAAGGGCTCGATACTATTCGCTCTTTCATTGCAACAAAAGGAAACAAGGATTGCCTAGTTTGGACTCGGGGTTGCTTGGACCAGATGGTAATGGAATCGTTGTGCAGAACATTCAAGGTTGATCCCATCGCCAGCTACAATTCGTTTTGCGATGTGAGAACTGCTCTTAGGTGTCTAAAGTCCACGACCAACAATAGGGGTTACTGCGACATTCCCAACTTTGATCGAGACAAGATCTCAAAACACAACCCCATTGATGATATCGCATTAGACGTTCTAATGCTAAGGTATGGCGTTTGACATTTCACGCTACATACCATACACTGTAATTTTGTTGGAAGGGTGTGCCTATATGGCACACCTGTACCTTCGCAAAGAGGAGAATTATGGATACTTACACCTACGTTGCTAACATTGGCAACAAGATTCTATGTCGGGGTTACTTTGAGAACGGCTCACGCTTCAATCGTAAAGATGACTTTTACCCCGTTCTGTTTTCCAACGCAAAGAAAACAGCAAAACAAACTACAGAATGGCATGATCTATATGGCAAGCCTCTGTACGAGATCAGACCCGGAAGTATTCGAGAGTGTCGTGACTTCATTGAGCAATACAAAGATGTTCATGGGTTTGAAATCTTTGGAATGACCAATTGGGTTACCCAATACATCTCGGAAGAGTTCCCGGGTACCATCAAACTCAACATCAAGCACACTCTTATCAATATCATCGACATCGAGACTGCGGTCGAGGATGGCTTTCCGGATATCGAGAAGGCAAACGAAGAGATTCTTCTCATTACTGTATACGACAACATCTCGAATAGTTATGTTGTCTACACATCACGTGAATTTGATGTAGATGGTGTGCTGCTCGAGAAGTACGGCATCAAGGCAGAAACAGTCAGAAAGTCCGTTAGCATCGATGAATATCACATGCTAAAGCTATTTGTGACTGATTGGCAAACAAGGTGTCCCGATGTTGTTTCGGGTTGGAACAGTCAGTTCTTTGACATTCCGTATCTCGTGAATCGTATCAACAGAGTGTTGGGTGATTCCTTTGCAAACAAGCTGAGTCCCTGGAACCTTGTTAGGGATAGGCGTGTAAAGATCAATAACGACGAACAACTTGTATACGATATCATTGGTGTCAATCAGCTTGATTACATTGACCTAATGAAGAAGTATACCTATGGTGGTCGAGAGTCTTGGAAGTTGGATAACGTTGCTAATGATGAGTTGGGGCGTAAGAAACTTGAATACAATGGTACATTCAAGGAACACTACACAAAGGACTGGAATCACTTCTGCATGTATAACGTAATCGACGTTAGTCTTGTCAAGGCATTCGAAGACAAGATGAAGTTGATTGAGCTTGCACTGACTATTGCGTATGATAGCAAGATTGTTCCCGATGAGGTGTTCAGCCAGATTCGTTCTTGGGACTCGTTGATCTACAACGAGCTAAAAGAGAAGAAGATTGTTATTCCCAACTCAAAGCGAAACCAGCGAGATCAGTTTGAGGGTGCATATGTTAAGGAACCTATCATTGGTAAGCACAAGTGGGTTGTGTCGTTTGACTTGCAGTCTCTTTATCCTTCGCTTATGCAATGGGCAAACATCAGCCCAGAAACCATTGTTGACTGCTATGTAATTGAAAAGGAATTGTTGGAACATATTGACAATGAGCTAGAATCAAGGTAGTTTTGACCTTCAATGCCTTTAGCGCGCCAGTATTTTATAAATAATAAAGGCACTAAAGGTCAAAGGATTACAAATGAACTACCTAAAAATTTACACATCGCTAGTGAAGAAAGCAAAGAATCGAGCATCAGTTGAAGGTTATACTGAAAAACATCATTATTTTCCACAATGTATTTTTGGTAAGAATGATAAAACCATAGTTGTTACTGCTCGCGAGCATTTTGTATTGCACAGATTACTTTATGCTATTGCAAAGAAACGGTATGGCGAAACACATTCTTATAGCATAAAATTGGGTAAAGCATATAGAATGATGGGAACAGTAAAAGTTTCTGGGAGGAACATACTAATCAATTCTAGAGTTCTAGAAGAGTTGCGAAGAATAAACTCAACTGCAATCAAAGGCGATAACAACCCAGCAAAAACAAATGAATCGAGAGAGAAAATCTCTCAATCAAAACAAGGGAAAGCAAGGAAAGACATGAAAGGGAAATCTTTCATGGGCTCTCAAAAATCAAAACAAGAGATTGTTGAAACTGCTAGGTTGGCAAGAAATCAAAACATAGAAAAAAGAAGAAGCCAAGGTTTACCAGGAATAAACCATCGACCCGGCGGTTACAAAAACGGACCACATGCTTCAGAAACAATAAAATCTATTTCTGAAAGTCGCAAGAAAACGCCAGAAAAATGGCGAGCAATGTCAAAAGAACAATTTGCACAAAAACTAAAAGCCTTTTATAATAAAGGTACACTTTACCGCAAACATGGTTTGGGTGGTAACATCACAAGGGCTCTTAAAGCAAGAGGCGAAACATATGAAGAATATAAAGAATTTGTCGAAGGAAGAGTTGAATAGCCTTAGGACGTTTATAACAACAGGGCAATTCCAAAAAGAATTGCAATATGGTGTTGACTGTCTTTTGGACAAGAAGTTGAGCAATGAATCTATCACATTGCTAAATTTAGCAAATGTTTCCCTGGCAGCTAATGGTTCGTTATACAGAAAAGAGAAACAAGGTTTTATCCCCGTTCAAGTAAATCGTATTTTTAGTGAGCGAGCCATCTTCAAGAAGCAGATGTTGACGTTAGAGCAAGAGTATGACACCACAAAGGATCCTAAATTGGTTCCTGAAATTAGTAGGCTCTATAACCTACAAATGGCTCGCAAGATTCAGATGAATTCGGTTTATGGAGCACTTGCTAGCCCTTACTTTAGGTACTATGATCTTAGAATGGCAGAGGGCATCACTACATCTGGGCAGTTGGCTATTCGTTGGGTGTCTAAATCCTTGAACGAGTTTTTGAACAAGGCATGCAAGACAACGGATGTTGATTATTGTATCTACAATGATACCGATTCAGGTTACTTTACACTGGCAAAGGTAGTTGAACAGACTCAGGGGTCTAAGTCTACCGAGGACATCGTAAAGTTTGTTGATAAGTTTGCAGGTGAGGTTCTGCAGAAGGTGATCAACAAGTCATACCAAGAGTTGGCTGACTACATGAATGCATATCAACAGAAGTTGATCATGAAGCGTGAGGTTATCGCGGATGTTGCCATCTTTGTTGCAAAGAAGCGGTATGCCATGAGCGTTCATAACTCAGAGGGTGTGCAGTATAAGGAACCAAAGATTAAGGTTACTGGTTTGGAACTGGTTCGTTCATCTACTCCCGCTGTTGTTAGAACTACACTCAAGGCAGGGGTCAAGCAGGTTCTGTATGGTACGCAGTCTAGTGTACAGAAGTTTATTGCGGAGTATCAGGCAAAGTACCTTATCGAACCAATCGAGGCTATTGCATTCCCGCGTGGTGTGAACGGACTCAAGCAATACTCGGGTTCCCCAATATATACAAAGGGGTGCCCTATTCATGTCCGCGGTGCGCTGCTGTACAATCACTACATCAAGAAACTTGGGCTTGAGGGTAAGTATGAGTTTATCAAAGAAGGATCTAAGATGAAGTTTGTCTATCTTAGACTCCCAAATAAGTTCCATGAGAATGTCATTGGCTTCATTGATAAGTTACCTTTAGAATTTGGGTTGACAGACTACGTGGATAAGGATACAATGTTTCAGAAGTCCTTTGTTGAATCTATGCAGACAATGCTAGATCCGCTAGGTTGGTCAGCAGAAGAACGTAGTTCGCTAGAAGATTTTTTCAATTGAAAGGAATACAATGAGTTTGATGGATAAACTAAAGAAGAATAGCACAATAAAAGAGACGGCTATTCTATCTGAGTCAAAGTTTTTTGATGAAGGCGACAAGGTAGTTACCTCGGTGCCGGCAATCAATGTTGCATTGACTGGTGAGTTAGACGGTGGATTTGGTTCGGGCTTGATTGTATTCGCTGGTCCTTCCAAGCACTTCAAGACGAGTTTTACTCTGCTAATGATGAAGGCATATCTCGATAAGCACAAAGATGCAATCGCATTGTTTTATGACTCTGAGTTCGGCTCTCCTCAGTCCTACTTTGAATCTTTTGGTATTGATCTGAAGCGCGTATTGCATACTCCGGTTGCTAACATCGAAGAGCTAAAGTTTGATATCATGAAGCAGTTAAGCGAGATTAAGCGCGGCGACAAGGTATTCATTGCACTTGATTCCGCGGGTAACATTGCATCCAAGAAGGAAGTTGATGATGCGTTGGAAGGAAAGTCAGTTGCGGATATGAGTCGTGCCAAGCAGCTGAAGTCTTTGTTTCGTATGGTGACACCCGAGCTAACAATCAAGCAGTTGCCAATGGTTGTAGTCAATCACACGTACAAGGAACAAGGTCTGTATCCCAAGGATATTGTCTCGGGCGGAACGGGAATCTACTACAGTGCAAACACTATCTTTATCATTGGACGACAACAAGAGAAGGATGGGCAAGAGGTAACTGGTTACAACTTCGTTATCAACGTCGAGAAGTCCAGATTCTCCCGAGAGAAGTCAAAGATTCCTATCACTGTTATGCACGATGCCGGTATCTCTCGTTGGTCAGGACTACTAGACATGGCTCTGGAATCTGGTCATGTAATCAAACCGTCTAACGGTTGGTACTCCAGAGTAGACATGGATACCGGTGAAGTTGAGGATAAGAAGTTCCGTGAAAAGGACACTAACTCATCTGATTTTTGGTTAAGGGTTTTACAACAACCTACCTTTCGCGGTTGGGTAAAGTCAAAGTATCAAGTAGGCAACACATCGATTCTTTCCGATGAAGCACTTGATACCGAACTGGATGAGATGTTGGAGGAATAATGAAAAAAGAACTTGATGAATTTCTAGTAAAGAAGTATCCAAAGATCTTTCGTGATCGTTACGGCGATATTCGAAACACCTGCATGGCTTGGGGGTTTGAAATTGGTGATGGTTGGTTCAACATCATTGATGCAATGTGTGCCAACATTCAGGGTCACATAAATCACTCTCGCCGTGATCGTGCCAATGCACTAAAATTCAATCGTGCATTGGCTCGAGCGAAGAAAGGCGACATGGCTGGTCTTTATCACTATCACAACTACAGTCGTAAAGAAGAATTATCGGAATACACGATAAAGACAGCACATGAAAGTCTTGAAAGAGGCAAGGAACGACAAGTTCGCGCCGCATGTCCCCAAGTTATTGCCACTCAGGTAAAGGAAAAATTTGGTACCTTGCGTTTTTACTACGATGGTGGTGATGAATATGTTAGAGCTATCGAAAACATGGCAGACTCAATGAGTGCCAGGACCTGCGAGGTTTGTGGCAATCCGGGTAAGGTATATCGTGATGGGTGGCATAGTACCCTATGTCCCACACATGCTAAAGAACAACACCGCGAAGAGGAACAAGATGACGTTTGAAACAACTATCAAAGAAATCGAAATCAACGGTAGACCCGAATACGAGATTAGATTTATCAACTCCGAATTTTCTGATCTATCTTTCAAGTATGGTGAGGTAAAATTCAATGAAGACGACAAGCAAGAAAGCGCGACTCTATCTTTTGAATATGATATAATTGAAGGAGAGAAGCCCGGTGCTGATAGGCTACCTGCATTTGAAAAGATGCTGGGAGACTATCTTGTACATCTTATCACTGAGCAGATCTCAAAGCGAGAGTTGGTATTCAAAGGCGGAACAAGCGAGGAATGATGCGTTTAGAAGACAAGATTATTGCTGGTCTAATTTTTGATGAGGATTACACTCGAAAGGTTATGCCTTTTATTAAGGCAGAATATTTCGAGGCTCGGAATGATCAAGTCATTGTAAAGGAGATTATCAAGTTTTTCTCTGATTACAACAAGCTAGCGTCAAAGGACATTATTGAGATTGAAGTTCTTAACAGAAAAGACATCTCCCAGAAGGAAGCAAAAGAGATCCCAGAACTGTTGAATGGGCTGGTTTACAACGAAAAGAATACTGATTGGTTGTTGCATGAAACGGAAAAATTCTTCCAGAAAAGAGCCGTATTCATTGCAATCCTAAATAGCATTCAAATTATCGAGGGTAACGACACTAAACACACAGAGGACGCAATTCCGTCTTTGTTGCAGGAAGCACTTGCTGTTACATTCGATATGCAAGTCGGGCATGACTACTTGGAAGATTCCGATGCTCGTTATGACTTCTATAACAAGAAAGAAGAAGGCATCAAGTTTGATCTTGATCTACTGAACCGAATTACCGGAGGAGTGGGGCTACGTAAGTCTACTCTAACAGCAATTGCCAGTAAAACGGGTGGTGGTAAGAGTCTCATGATGTGTCACATATCCGCAGCCACGTTGATGCAGGGTAAGAACGTTCTTTATATCACGATGGAAATGAGTGAAGAGCGCATCGCGGAACGTATTGATGCTAATCTATTCAACACACCCATTCAAAATCTAAGGAGTCTTGATAAGGCTACTTTCGATAGCAGAGTACAGCGCATTCGTGACAAGACGCAAGGGCGATTGGTTGTCAAGGAATATCCTACCGGATCCGCACACGCTGGACATTTCCGGGCATTGATTGAGGAACTGAAGGCAAAGAAAAACTTCATCCCAGATCTTGTTGTTATCGACTACCTAAATATCTGCTCGTCTCAGCGTATTAGGAATTCGTCCAATGCAAATTCATATACGATTATCAAGAGCATCGCCGAGGAGATTCGAGCGATTGCGCAAGAATACAAGTTTCCCATTCTAACTGCCACACAGTTGAACCGAGGTGGTATTGATAGTTCGGATGTTGAGATGACTGATACGTCAGAATCAATTGGCTTGGTACATTCCTTAGATTTGTACCTTGCATTGATTCGTACAGAGGAACTGGACCAGCTTAATCAAGTACTCGTGAAACAGCTAAAGAACAGGTACGGCGATCCAAACATGTACAAGCGGTTCGTTGTTGGGCTTGATGCCAGTAGAATGAAATTCTACGATGTTGAGCAATCCGCCCAGAAGAACATATCGGACTCGGGTAAGCAAGAAGAAGATGATGCTCCGATGTTCGATAATTCTAAATTTGGTAAGCGATTGAAAACAGAAGGCTTCATCTTCTAAATCAAGAATCCCATAAATAGTAGAGATACATTTATGGGATTCTTCTATGTTCGAACGATTCAAAGATTTTCTTTACGCAAGAGCTCTTGCTGAAGCAGTTGGTCAAGGCGGTCGTGATTACGAAGTAGTAGTCAACGACAAGCTAAAGAAGCACGGCAAAGCCGATAAAGACGCAAAAACTGCTGGTTCATCTGCAGATGCTCCCGACGCCAAGTTCCGCCACAACGGCAAAGAGCACAACCTGGAAGTAAAAGCAGACCACAAAGCCATGTTTGGTCAGCTTGAACTTAAGCATGATGGTGCAAAGTGGGACATTTCACCCAGGTCCAAGACAAAGTATCCACACACCGCAGACGCAATTCTTTCTACTGGCTTTCTCAAGAAGATAAACCAGAAGTGGGGTAAGCCTACTGGTGATTACGACTCAGATCTTCAACAAGGTAACGTATACCACGACCACCATGATGCCGAGCCAATAAAGGCACACTACGGCAAGGATCGCAAAACAGACTATATTCAAATTGGTGGTGGACATGGCTTCTACCACACAGGTAAAGACGCAGCTGGATTGGGTTCACCTGAACTAGAAGGTAAGACTCAATTACGTGCTAGAATGAAGTACAGAGGCACAGACAAAGGCGGCAAGAAGAAATACGGTGCTTTGATAGTTATGTCTCTTAAGGATGCAGATAAATCGCATCATGATCTAGACGCAGAACCAGCGGAGAAGAAATAATGGCGGGCGAAGCAGCAGAACGACAAGAGAACGGCATAGTAAAAGCCGTTTCTGACGCAGTAAAGAAAAATAAAGGAAATCCTATCACTGTTGTTGCGGGTAAAACAAAAATTTCTAGTGTCACCTCGGCAAGAAAAGCTACACATCTAAGACAACAGGGTGGGTCCGAACCTTATATTGATGTTCTTTTAGGTATACATGGCGAAGATGAAATAGGACTTTCTTGTAAAGGCAAGTCAGCACCATCTCTTGCGGGTGGTGGATTGTCAGGATTAGAATTGGCAGTTCCTGGTATTGCAAAGAAGTTCATGACATCTGCATTTAACCACCTATCAAAGAAGTTGAAATTACAACCTGGCGATAAAGTACCTGACGTATACGGAAAAATTGGCAGTGCCGACAAAGTAAAAATTGTCGTTGGAAACAAGAAGATGGGTGGTCCTATAGACTACATGTTCGTGGGTACAATGGATGTTAGAGCAACATACGACCAAGCAAAGAACGAACTAACGTTTGGCGATACAGAGATAACCCCTGCTAAAAAATATGCCGAGGAGCATGAACTTTACTTTAGACTAAGAGCCAGAAGAGAGGATCAACGATTTGATCCTACATCTAAAGACAAAGACGGCTCTCCTAAAATTTACGGCAAGAGCCCAAGCAGAGGAGACTCGGCAGGTAGAATTGTTGTACAAGACAAAACACCTTCTAATGCGGTTATTGTAAACATATGAAAACTTTCAAATCATTCCTAGTAGAGGCAGAAGCAGTTGTTGGCGTAAAAGCAGGTCACATGACTCACCTCGAAGATCTAGTTTTTGACCTTGGCGTAGAGGGTACCCGTAAAGCAATCAACTTCATGCGTGATGTTAGAGACATGCTTTCCCAGGGTACTGGTCAAAAGAAGGCAGTTGCAACAGTAAAGTTCGATGGTGCGCCAGCATTGATCGCGGGTATCAATCCAGAGAACGGAAAGTTCTTCGTGGCAAAGAAGGGCATCTTCAACAAGAACCCTAAGTTGTATTACTCACATGCCGACATTGATGCAGACACACAAGGCGATCTTGCAAACAAGCTAAAAGTTGCATTCACAGAGTGCAAGAAACTTGGTCTAACATCTGGTGTATACCAGGGAGACATCATGTTCACAAGCGATAGTCTCAAGCTTGAAAAGATAGACGGTGTTGACTACGTTACGTTTCACCCAAACACGATCGTCTATGCTGTACAAAAAGAATCAGCGCTTGGTAGACAGATTAGAAGAGCCAATATTGGCATTGTGTGGCACACCACATTTGAAGGTGATACAATCGCTACTCTAAAGCCAACCTTTGGCAAACCAATTATAGACAAGTTCAAGAAAAACCAGAGTAGTTGGATGGAAGACGCAACATTCAAGGATGTTACTGGTGTTGCCACGTTTACTGATGCCGAGAGAAAAGAGTTTGATTCTAAGTTGTCTCAGATTGGCACAATGTTCCAGAGAATGCCCTCAACTGTTGTAAATGCAATACACAAGGATGAGACACTTCTTACTCTAGTGCACACATACAACAACAGCAAGATTAGAGCTGGTGAGCGTGTTACTGATATTCCGAAACACGTTGACGGGTTGTATGACTTCATCTTCGAGAGATACGAAAAAGAAAAGAAGGGTTTGAAGACACCTGCTGCAAAGACACGCAAGGACGAGGAACGTAGCAAGGTTCTAAACTTCTTTGCTCTCCACCCCAAGACTGAAATCATTAAGGTATTCGAACTTGCATCGGCTATCGCATCAGCAAAACAAATGCTAGTTGACAAGATGAACAAAGCCAGCAATGTTGGTACATTCCTAAAAACAAAAGATGGATTTAGAGTAACTGGTGCCGAGGGGTTTGTGGCTATTTCGGAACAAGGCGCAGTAAAGTTAGTTGATCGCCTCGAGTTTTCATTGGCGAATTTTAGTCCTCTAATAGTCAAAGGGTGGGAAAGATGAATGATATCGTAAGTTGGCTCAAGACACATTGGTTCATATTCACTGCATTGGTAACATGTGGTGTTGCTTGGGGTCAGACAGTAACAAAGGTTGCGGAACTTGAAAACAAGCTGGCAAAAACAGAGACTATTGCAGCAAATCAATCTAGACTAGACGAGCGCACACAGATGATGCAAGAATCTATGAAAGAGCAGAATAAGATGCTCCTTGAGATATTGACTACACAGCGCGCGTGGGCACAGAAAAATAATGTTGTGGTTGAAAATCCTTCTCCAGTGCAAACCCCAAGAGCAGTAGTTAGACCTGCACAAACACAAAACAATAAATAGTAAATACATTCTAATGGGTAACATATGATCACATACAAAGAGCTATTAGAGGCTCGAAAGAGCACTGTGGTGATGGCTTTTGGTAGGCTAAATCCTCCCACGATTGGTCATGAGCTGCTTGTCAAGGCAGTCGCTGCCCTGGCAAAGAAAAACAACGCTGATCATATCATCTATGTGTCTCGCACACAAGATGCAAAGAAAAACCCCCTTACAGTAGATCAAAAAGTTGCGTATGCGCGCCACTCCTTCAAGGGAATGAACATTGTGGGAGCCAGTGATAAGGTAAGAACTTTTATCGAGGCAGCAAAAGACCTCACAGGCAAGTACGACAATCTAATCATGATCGCGGGATCGGATAGAATCCTCGAGTACAAGCAACTACTAGATCGCTATAACGGAAAAGATTTTAGATTCAAGTCCATTCATGTAGTATCTGCTGGAGAAAGAGATCCAGACGAAGAAGGTGCTGCTGGAATGTCCGCATCAAAGATGCGCGCCGCTGCTGCATCTGATGACTTTGCGAAGTTCAAGCAGGGCGTACCATCAGCGATGACTGACGCAATGGCTCGTAGAATGTTTGATGACGTAAGAGCCGGAATGAAACTAAACGAAGAAGTTGATGAAGTTAGAGAAGAATACGTCAACGAACGTGTGTTCAATGTAGGCGATATAGTTACACATGAAGAACAAGAGAAGACAATTATCCATCGTGGTACCAACTATGTTGTACTAGAAGACAACAAGCGTGTTTGGCTAACTGACATCAAACAAACCACAAAGGTCAACGAGGCTATCATGGTAAAACAGCAAGATAAGATCAAAGCAGCCCGTATCATTGGAATGTCTTTGGGTTATGCGGATGCAGAAACTAAGAACGATCCTACCATGATTGTAAACATGGCACTTCGTGGTATCAGAAACAAAGCGCTAAATCCAGAGACCAGGGCAATCATTGGAAGAATGCTTGATCTAGCTAAACAAATGGAAATCTCCTATGACGATAGACTACTTGGTTTGAAAGAAGCCAAGGATGAAGAAGAGCAAGAAGAAGTAATTGAAAAGGTACCCTTGGATATTGCAGATGTTGATTCACATGTATTGATGCACGGCAAGGGTCCCCTAAGTCCACGTGCTGGTGATAACGAATACAAGCGTATGCGAAAGATCCATCTAAGAGCACATGAGTCTACTGAACCCGAAGGTGAGGAAGACGACGAAGATTTTGACGAAGACGAACTAGTAAACAGCTTGTCAGACGACGACATCATCGAACACGGATACGATGACGATGAGATTCACGTAGTTGACGATGAGACTGGTGAGCCAATCAAGGAAGAATTCAATCTAGATTCCATAAATGAAGTTCTAAGTCGCATTGAAAGAATGAGAGCAAAGGTAAGACTAGCAAAGACTTCCGCTAAGAGAGAGCGTGCTGCTGCAATTGCATTAAAGCGTCGTTCTACCACACCAGTTCTTGTTAAGAGAGCCAGAAGACTAGCAGTAAAGACGCTAGAGATGAGGCTAGCCAAGAAGCCATTGGCTAAGCTAAGCATTGGTGAGAAGGAAAGAATCGAAGCAAGAATTGCAAGAATGGGTCCCGTTATTACTAGAATTGCTGTAAAGATGCTACCCCGGGTTCGTAAGGTAGAGTCAGAGAGACTAGCACACCACTCAACACAGAAAGCATAATAATGGCTCAGTTTAGAAAAGACATTCACCAATACCTCAACAATGGGAGAACCATTTTTGAGGTAATGATGTTAGCTGATCAGTATGGCAATCTGGTTGGTCCAGCGAACCCTTCAGGTATGGCAGTAGATGCTTTCGGGCGTGCTAGAACTAGCTCCCCACTAACACTATTTGATTCCAATCATCGCTATTCAGACAACGGGCTTTGGGCAACTTCAACTGCCACTGGTGGCGCCGCTGTGTTTAACGCAAATCAAGGACTTGTTGATCTAAATGTAACAGGTGCAGCGGGATCAGAAGTAATTCGTGAAACGTTTAAGGTATTTGCTTATCAACCAGGTAAATCACTGCAGATTCTTAATACATTTTGTTTCAACGAAGCAAAAACAAACCTAAGACAAAGAGTAGGTTACTTTGGAGCAAACAACGGTTTCTATGTTGAGCTCAACGACTCTACTCTAAGTTTCGTCAAGAGAAGTTCAGTATCCGGTTCTTTAGTTGAAACAAAGATCAGTCAACTTGGTTCCGTATATGGAGCAGGAGACACAGGTTGGAATCTAGATAAACTAGATGGTACTGGTCCTTCTGGTTACACAATTGACAAAACAAAGTCACACATCTTTTGGATGGACTTGGAATGGCTTGGTGTTGGTACAGTAAGAATGGGTGTGGTTATAAATGGTCAGTTTATCCACTGCCATTCCTTCCACCATGCAAACCTCATCACTGCCACTTACATTACAACCGCTTCTTTACCAGTTAGGTATGAGATTAGAAATACTGGAACTACTTCTGGACCTAGCACACTAAAACAGATTTGCTCAACTGTCATCTCCGAGGGTGGTTATGAGCTTAGAGGCTCTCAACTAGCTGTAAACGTTCCTATTACGGCACCAAGATCTCTTGCTGTTGCTGGTACATACTATCCAGTAATTGCGTTAGAGCTAAAATCCAGCAAGTTGGATGCAATTGTAATACCAACAAACATATCTCTAATGGGTCAAGGAAACGGTATCTTTTACCATTGGCAGTTGACTCAGAGCGCAACAGTTACTGGTGGAAGCTGGATTGATTCGGGAACTAATTCAGCAGTAAACTATAACCTCACCGGTACTGGTATATCAGGAGGTCGTGTAGTTGCATCAGGGTTTACTAGCTCTTCAAATCAAAGCCATCAGACTGTCACGGTAAACAAAGAAAACTTGTTTAGATTCCAATTAGAACGAAACGGTTTAACAAACACTCCCCTTTCTTTGTCTCTATCTGTAACTGCCGCAACAGCAAATCAAACGATATTTGGTTCGATGGATTGGGAAGAGGTAACAAGATGAAAACACTAAAACAACTATTAGAAGATATCCAAACAGGATACGCCCCCAAGGAAATTTCGTACAAGGGCTATACAACAAAGAATCTACATCATGTCCCTGATGCAACAAAGGCATTCCAGGCAACCATAACAAGAGTAGAAAAAGGTACTCTTGAAGACAACGGAGAAGTTCTTGATTCCCTGAAGAACACAGATACATATATGAAGTTGAATGACATGCATCTGGAACAAGAAAAGGACCTGGATCCCAGTGAACTACAACAGTGGCTAAAATCTCATGAAGCCGCAAAACAAGCTCTAACCAAGATAGGCGAATTCGAGCATCATTACGATTACTGGAATTCACACAACTCAGAACTTCAATATCTGAAAGCGAACCAAAATATGCCACAAGAAACAGAATCAGTAGAAGAATCAATTGACTTCAAGAAAGAAGCTGCAAAGCATATGAAGGATCTTCATAGCAAAGATTCAACACCAGCCAATAAAGAGTACGCTCAGAAGATGCTACGAAGAGCATTAGAGGCGTCAAAGATGAAAGACCCAGTTGCAGCCAAGAAACATTATACGGGTGTTTCTGAAGAAGTAGAACTAGACGAAATGTGGAGAGTCGAAAAGTCTGAAGCAACAGGGCGTCACCATGTTGTAAAGGGATATAACGAGAAGCGCAATGTTTGGAAGAACAAGATTGGCGCTGTAGACTTCAATTCTGAAGCAGATGCAAAGAAAAAAGCAGAAGAACTAAACTCAGTAAAAGAAGAAGCGAACACAAAAACGGCTAATCCATATCATGCCGGATATTCTGCTCATGGTCAAAAGAAGACTCGCCAGCACAATCCATATAAGGAAGGTTCAGAAGGAGCCGCTATGTGGGCAAAGGGCTGGGAACATGCTTCTGATGGTAAGCCAAAGGCAAAGTTTACAAACGAGCAAGTAGAATCTATTGAAGAAGCTATCAATGACATTGATAGAGTAGCAAAAGGAAAACCAACATCAGACGATGTTCGTAGAAAATACTACTCTAAAATGGTTACATCAATTCTAGGCGGAAAAGATAGCGTAAAGCAACAAACAAAATCTTTAGATAGATACAACAAAGTAAAATCAATTACTGACCCAGAACAAAAAACGGAACAAGTAGAAGAGAATTTTGGTGCTGATTTCCTAGCAATGGCAAAAGAAAGGAATCCAAACGCACGTCTAGTTACTCCAGAGCAGAAGAAAAAAGAAGCCGAAGAGTTAGCAAAAAAGAGAGCCGAACTAAAACCAGCACATGCTACTCCTACAGGCAATCCACGCCCACTAGGTGGTTACGACCCAAAGAGTGGTCGTTCTTACAGTGAAAGCACCGAGCCTAAAAAGGAGTTGACAGTCAAAACCAGTGATGACACGCATGATGTAGTCAATTCCGCTGGCAAGGTTGTAAAACAATTTCACAAAACAACAAAGGGATTGGAATACGCACACCAATTTGTGAAACAAAATAAAGGCGTCAAAGAACTAGACGAAGCAACATGGGCTGGACACTCTGACACTGTAAAAAATCCAAACTTCAATGATGAACTGAGTATCCGCAGGGTCAGCCCTCCCGGCAAAAGACTAAAGTCTGGTAAATTAGACTACAACGAAAGATCAAGCCAAGAACGCCTTAAGGCTCTTATAAAATTCAAGAAAGCGAAAGGCGGACTAACTGGACCCATGGGTAAGTTGCCAGAAGAAGTCGAAACCATCGAAGAAGGTCCTTATTCTTCTGGTCAACTAAAGCCTTCTAAGGGCATGGAAGATCAGGAAAAGAAGGCAGTTACATCTAGAACAAGCACCATCAGGGGTCGTGATAGCAAGGGTGTTTACACCGCCACAATGAAAGACGGTAAGGAAGTTTCAAAGGTTTATGAAGAAAACATAAACGAATTGAGCAAGACAACTCTTGGAAGCTACATAAAGAAGCGCAGTCACGATGTTGCAACAATGGGTGCAGTAACCCGCAAATATGCTATGGACTCTGATGCGAAAAAGAAAGAACACGGCGCATATACAAATGCTGCTCGTGAGTTGGACCAAAAGTCAAACAGAGCCTTCATGAAGGGTTGGAAGCATCGTGAAAATATCGGTAAGGCTGTAGATAGACTTACTAAGGAAGAAGTCGAGCTAGACGAAAAGACCCTAACTACAGCCGAGCTAAAGAAGCGCGAAGAGATTGCCAAAGCCATGGAAAGAAAGAATCCAAACATGGACAAGTCACGTAAGATGGCAATCGCAACGGCAGTAGCAAAGAGAGTTGCAGAGCAGTATGATGACGCTGAGTGATTATATTCAGGATGTTATGATTGCCGAGGGGCTTTATGACCCCTCGATCTTCAAGGCAATATTCCTTGCGGGTGGACCGGGTAGTGGTAAGTCCTTCATGGCTAAAAAGACTGCCCTACAAGCACTTGGTTTTGTAGTCATAAATTCGGATCAGCCTTTTGAAGCTCTAATGCACAAGTTAGAATTAGATTTTAAGATGCCCGACTCGGAAAAAGAACAACGAGATGCTGCCAGGGAAGTCGCCAAAGCAACCGCAGATAAAAAGCAGATGCTTGCAATCCATGGTAGACTGGGTCTTGTCATTGACGGTACCGGCAGGGACCTGGAAAAAATTATGAAGATGCGGGGGCATCTTGCAGTAAAGGGTTACGACTCGGCACTCGTGTTTGTTAACACAGACCTTGAAACCGCTCTTGCTCGTAATGCTAGAAGAGAACGGTCAGTACCCGAAAAAATTGCATCTGATCTATGGAAAGACGTCCAGAAAAATCTTGGTACATTCCAACGAGCTTTTGGCACCAACTTTCATATTATCGATAACTCAGAAGGTTCTGATTACGACGCTCAAACAACGCAAGTTTACAAAAAGTTGCTTGCATGGTCAAAAGAACCACCAAAGAATGGGGTTGCTATTAGATGGATTCAGGATCAGAAACAACGCAGAAACATAACCGAAAACGTAACCGAGGCATCATATGCCGGTAACATCGGTGTTATGGAACTGGTAAAATTTCATAATGTTGCATCGGATGCCGAAAAGAAACACCTCAAGCATCTTATCTCAACCAAGAAGACAAAAGATGCCTGGAAACTAGTCCAAGATAAACTTGGCGTAAAGTTGGTAGGGAAAAGTTTTGGTAACTAAATAAGAATAGTCTTTACAAAGGATTACTATGAAATCTTTCAAATCACTAATGGAATCACTAGCCGAAGCATGGCCTGGTACTCCCGAATACAAGAAGAAGTTTGGCTCACCATCAGCTGATGGTCCAGACGGTTCACGCCACAAGATTGATCGCACTCCTGGTATTACACGAGCAAC